GTTATTCTGGTGTTGGAATTGATGAAATAAACTTTAAACCAGTATCTTGGACTAAACAAAAGGTAAGTAGAAAAGTAAATGGGGAGTTTATAAGTAAGTCTAGAGATTTATCAGAACCTTTAATATTCCCAACTGCAAGAATTATTAAAGATGTATCTACTACAGATAATGAAATTTTTGTTGATGGTGTTGAATTATTTAATTATGAAGCCGGACAATTTGATCCAAACAATTCGGAATTTAATGACAAACCAAGTGCTGGTTTTGATGCTTTAATAGTAGAAGATACAAATCCAACTACTTCTACATTCACCTGTTCAATTGATGGTAATGGATCTGTTACTGGTATAACCACAGTAAATGCTGGTTCTGGATATCTTTCAGATCAAACAACCATAGCATTGAAATTTGTTGGAACAGCAACAACAACAGCTACAGCAACGGCATCTATTACTAATGGAGTAGTTACTGGAACTACAATCACTAATCCTGGATCTGGATATACAGTTGCTCCCACAATATTTGCAGAAACACCAAATCTAAAAATTGAAAATATTACTGGTTTAAGTATAGTTGATGGATTCTCTGGAATTGTAACTGGAATTACAACATCTTCTGGAATAGGAACAGCAAAAGCAATTAAGTTTGATATTATTCGTAGTTCAGATTTTACTGGATTATCAACCGGATATCCCATTTACATTTATGATACTCAAGTTGGTAATGGAGTCACGTCAATCAGTAATTCAGATTCTGATATTGTTGGTATTGGAAGAACCTTTGTTGATAACATTTACTATATTTCTGATTGGTCTTCTGTTCAAGTTGGTCTTACATACGTAGCTACTTTGACCTGTAATGTCAGATCAGACTCAAATCTTTCCGGTATAGCATCAGTTGGAAGCCCAACAACTCCTATTGGAAAATATTCTTGGGGAAGATTGTCTCAAGCAACAAGATCCTCAAATCCAATATCCATAGGTGTTTCGGGAAATATCGTATCAGGATTATCATCATATCCAACAATCCAAAGAAGAAACTTTGGAATTAGAAAAACTGGAGCACTTCCGAAAATTGTATCTTGATTATATCGTATAAATATCTAAAAAACTATTAATATGGCTGCATTCGTAACAGATCAATTTAGAATATTGAATGCTGGTTCTTTTGTAGAGTCTATCAGTAATAACTCTTACTATGCTTTTTTGGGTTTATCAAACCCAACTCCAGGATCTATTGGATTTGGTAGGACTGATGATTGGAATACAAGTACAGCAAATAATCCTGTAGATAATTCTGAATACTTATCTCATTATAGAGATACAAGTTTATTTGGTAAAAAAATTACCTCAGAAAATGCTAGAAGAGTTGTAAGAAAAATTGACTGGATTGAAAATAATAAGTATGATATGTATCGACATGATTATAGACAAGATAATTTATCTTCGTTTAGTAAATCTTTAAGATTATATGATTCAAATTATTATGTAGTTACAGATGATTTTAAAGTTTATATTTGTATTGAAAATGGTACTTCAGGCATAAATCCTACTGTTCCGGCATCAACACTCAAACCAACACATACTGATGTAGAACCAGTATTATATTCTGATGGATATAAATGGAAATTTTTGTTTAAAGTGCCTCCAGAAGATGTAATTAAATTTGATTCTACAGAGTTTTTGGTTGTACCTAACAATTGGGAAACCACTACAGAATCTGATATTGAAATAATCAGAGATGGTGGAGATTCGGAAGTTAACAATAATCAAATTAAGACAGTATATATTGAGAATGGAGGTGGTGGATATGATGATGCAACTCATGACATCATAGGTGATGGGACTGGAGGTCGAGTTTCTGTAACAACAACTAATGGAGAAATAACAGGAACTACCGTAGTAAGTGGTGGTAAAGGATATACTTATGGAATTGTTGATTTAAGTACAAATTCTGGAAATGGGTCTAAGTTAATTCCGATCATTCCCCCATCAAAGGGTCATGGTTTTAATATTTACGAAGAATTAGGAACCGATAAAGTATTATTATATGCAAGATTTGATGATTCAACTAAAGATTTCCCAATAGACACTAAATTTTCTCAAGTTGGAGTTATAAAAAATCCCGAAACATTTTCTGGTGCTGGTGTGACTTTTACAGGAAATACTTTTTCATCTTTATATTCAATCGGACTAACTACTTCAGTAACGGTAAATGTGGGAGACATAATAACACAGGATCAAGGCAATAATGTTATTGCAAAAGGATATGTTGCTTCATTTGATAAAGAAACTAAAATTTTAAAAT